TTGTAGCTTTAATGTAGCTAATTCTTGCGCAGTTTCGTGCGCTTCTTTTGGGTCAATACCAATTCCCACGACCTTAGAAGCTTGGTCTTTTGCGTCCGTATAGTCTTCAAGAATTGGTATTAATTGTGCACCTTTATTCCCTAGTACTTCAGTTGCAAAAGCATCTTCTGTCCCTGCATCGGTACTCTTTTTATAAGCCTGTGCCAATACCCCTAATTGATCTGTCATAGGTAGCATTTTTCCTTTAGCATCTGTAAGCTTTACACCATATTCCGCAAGAGACTTAGTTGTTGTATTACCGTTTTTACCAGCACTTAAAACAGCCTTATCAAGCTTAGTCATTGTACCTGTAAAAGCACTGCTATCTGTCCCTGTTATGGTAAGCATTTTACTTAATAAAGAAGCGTCTTTTGTTGTTATTCCTAACCTGTTACTTAATTTATAACTTGCATCACCCGCTTGAATAGCTGAATCTGCATAAGCAAATAGTCCACCACCGCCAACTACTGCTGCACCTATTCCAACGATTGCTGTTTTAAGTCCACTGATTTTGCTTTTAGTTGTCTCAACTCCATCTGAAGCTTTTTTCCCAAAGCTAGACCAGTCTACTTTCTTTATTTCAGTGCCTTCCTTGGATAAATTTTCATTTACACCTTTTAAAGCACCTTCTGTTTTAACTAAAGCTATGCTTGCATTATTTAATTGTTTTCCTAGTTGTAATGTTGCATTACTTGTTTCACCAGTTTCACTCTTAGCTTTATTATATTGTGTTGCTAATTGTTCTATATTCGCTTTATGCAATTGAATTTGGGACACTAAATTGCTTTGCTGAGACTTTAATTTATCCATGCTACTACCAAATGTATTGATTTCAGTTTTAGTTAAAACAAATTCACTTTTTAATGCGCCCAAACCTTTTTTAATATTATTGGTGCCACTTGTAAATAGGTCAGCGTTAATTCCGACTTTTACATTTAAACCTTGAACTTCATCTGCCATTATTCCTCACCAACTTTCCTAAATGAACAGTAATCAAGGTAATGTATATAGGCAATAATATCCATCTGTTCACAATCTTCAAAACTCATCATTTGTTTACTAATTGCTAGATCATAAATTGTAAATATAAAATCTGTATAACAAATATTAATTTCTTCATTTGTTAAATATCCATTTTCACGATCATATTCATCTAGTGCGGACCCCTGCGTTCCGCTTCCTAGTTTTTTTGATATTTACTTACGCTTGAATTCATTTTTGTACTAATCGCTGAACTTATTGCATTATAATCATCCATTGTTTCTTCGATATCCATTTCCTCAAAAACATCACTGGTAAATTTATTGTCAAAAAAGTCTACTATAAATTGATATATTATATCTAATGATTTTGGCGATGTACTCCCAGCTGTGTCTAATGCCTCTTGTGCTTCCAAGAATTTTCTTACACTTGAACCTCTTACTTTTGTCTGTTCATAAACTATATCTTCAATTGTTATTTTCATAGTTACCTCCTAAAAAATAATAGAGTGGAAATTAATCCACTCTAAATTATACTGCGACTTTAAATGGTTCAGGTACATTTGCAAACCAATCCATTATTGCGTCTGTAGCTTCTGTATCTGCTTCAAGTAATGCTGTTTCATTTATCATAACATCAACGTTATCATCTTTACTTCTACCATAAAAGTTTCCAGTTATAGTACCACTTGTTTGTACTTTAGCTTTATCAGCCAAAGTTTCATGACTATCAGTTATGCCCTCATTAAATTTACCTACATACAACCATCTAAATTCATACTTTTTATCAGAATTTTTTGCTCGATATCCAAAAGCAACTTCTGGGATTTCATCATTTACATTACTTATTAACATACCTTTTATTAATGTCTTACCGAATATCATTGCTCTTGCAAAAGGTAAGAGCATGTCGCCCTCAAATTCTACAGTTACAGTTGGTATTCCACTAACGCTACCACCCTTTTTATCATCATCGTAAAAATCCTCACTACTATTTTTTTCTGTTATTTTTCCACTTACTGCATTACAAAGTTTTACAGGCACACCTGCTGTGTATGTACTTGCATCATTGGCTGTTATTAATGCTGCATATAAATCCTTTAGTCCTATACTTCTAACACTCATATGTTTACCTCGCTTTCAATTTTGTTGTAAATATGCAACGCTAACAACTGAATGATAGCGTTGTGTTGGTTCGTCCCAACCAATATCTCTTATCTCTTTTTTAGTAAAATCTTGTGCCTTTAATAAGTCCATAATATCCTTGCATAGAGTACCTATATCATCCTTATACCAAACATCTATTTGTATATAATGTCCTGTCTGGTCTTCTGCATCTTCTGCATATCCTTCCCCCTGATCTAAATACTCGAAAAATGTAATAAAGGTATCATCCTCACTATCATTTTTTAGAAAGGTAATGGGATAAGGGATAGAAGATAATGTATTAAGCACTAAACTTTTAATAGTACTATCCATTATTTCAACCCCTCTGCTAGTTCATATTTTATTATTTCAAATACAGATTTTTTGTTTTTTTCTAGTGCCGGTCTTAAAAAAGGTGTTTTATATTCAACATACCAACTGTAAAAAACTTTTCTATCTATATCACCAACCCAAACATATTTATCACCTTTACTATTTTTTATTTTACTCATTTTAAGACATGCTCTAAGATCACCACTTTCATCTTTAAAAGCACGAGTATTTTTTGCGTCTGCTAAAACTGGTGCTGCCGCTTTTATTAAAGCTGAATTGAAAATTTTACTTCCTTTGTTACCCATATCATTAATTCTAGCTTCTAATTCTTCAAATCCTTGTACTTCTAAGTCAGCACTCATAGTTTCACCTCTTGTGCTCGAATAACAAGAAATATATGTTGTTCCATATAATCATCTATACCATTAATTTCAAAGGTTTTTCCCTTATATAAAACAAGCATAGTATCGTCTATTATTCTATATCTAATGGTAAAATTAAGAATATTTTTTACGTTTGTAGTATTATCTGCATAAAATTCATCATCCGAAAGTCCGTTTACTTTAGACCACGAATTTATAGCATTTGCAGTATCAAAACTTTTCTTACTCATACCATTTGTCACTGTTACTATTGTATTCCCTATTTTTATTCTTTTATTTAAATCTCCACTGTCCACAATTACACCCCATAGCAATATTGCAATTGCAATTTAATACTATCTAATGTAAGTCTTGTTTTAATTTTAATTTCCTCTGTGGCGCTTCTATTGTCATAAAAATCATTAACTAATACCTTTACATATAGTTTTGCGAGTGGGTTTGTACTATCAAAAACTATTTCTGTTGCATTATGGAGTTCTTCACATGCTGCATCAATTAAACCTTCAATTAATGTATCATCTTCGACAATATCAGAATCTATACGTGAATATTGTTTTGCTTCATCTAAGGTTAGTATCATTTTATCCCTCCCAATCTAAAAAATAAGAAGGGAAATTAATCCCTTCCAACTATTCTATTGTAATTTCACCATATATATATGCTTTATCAGATGGGTCAATCTGTATTACATCAATATAAGTGATGATTCTTGCTACTGTAACGTTTGATAAGAATCCAACTGATTTATCAGAACTAAATTCATATTGACCATTGCCACAAAATTTAACTGCATCTTGTAAATCACCAAATATAATTGGTGCAACTTTTGTAGTAGTTCCTGTGGTTGGTAGCATATCATTAGAGAATACATTTACTGGATATCCCATAAACAATCTTTGTGTTGGATTAGTAGGGTTTGGTTGTAATACTGGTCTACCAAATAAATCCAACGCTGAATCTAACATGTCAAATGCATCTTGATTTGTTACTATTGACATATTTGTTTTAACTGCTTCATTAAGATCTACATTAATTGATTTCTTTAATGCTTTCCAATCTGCTAAAGCCTTTGTTGTTTTACCTAATTTTATAGCAGCAAGCCCCATTGTATTTTGAGTTACCACTAATTTTTTAGCGAATACTTCTGCAACATAAGCTATTAAATCATTATCAGTAAGACCTAAAAGTGTATTACTTAATGAGATAAATCCTGCTTTTTCTTTAAGTGCAAAAGATGCCTGTCTAAATTTAATATCTGAAATATCTCCAATAGGTGTACCATCAGCAAAATCAACTAATCCTGTAACTGTATCAAAAGATTCAACTGGGAATGTTCCTGTAAGTGCTGTTACTGGCATATATCCAAGTACATCTATAAGTGATTTGTATTGTCTTACTAAAGTTGTAATTCTAGTTATAACTTCAACTGGTAATATATAACCTTCTCCATTTGCTCCACCAACAAGTAATGCATTTTCTGCCTGGCTTAAATCTTTACCTAAAGTCTTTTTGATCATTGCTCTTATTCCATTAGCACTTTTTTTAATCTTTAATTTATCCTCAACTATTACTTCAATCTTACCTTCTTTATTTCCAATCTTATTTCCTACTTCTAAAGCTTCTTCTGCTTCTACCATTTCAGCCATTTCTATTTGCGCTTTAAGATTTTTTATCTCTGATATAGAGTTTTGAATTTCCTCTGCTTTTTCCAGTACTACTGCCTTTGCTTTAACTGCCGCTAATTTAACTTTCAATTCTGCACTTTTTAACATATTCTCATTACCACCCTTTTGTTCAATTTTTGGCATAAAAAAAGAACTTACTTTATAAGCTCTCTAGTTGTAACTTTAATTTTAATAATTCCAATTCTTTTGTTTTATCTATTAAATCTTTTATTGGAATTTTCACTTTATCGGTTTGCTCACTACTGCAACAATTAATACAGGAAGTATTCATACATATATTACATAAACATCCCGCTATTTCTGGAGTTATAACTATGTTTTCTGCTTTATCTTTGAATATTGCTGGAACTTTACTATAAACATTTAAATTGCTAATGCTTGCAACTGCTAAATTTGCTTCTGTCACAGTAACATCAAAATATTTAACTGCATCACTTCCAACTATCCATGTTTCGGCATTAACCAAGTCTTGTATAGTTTTAATATCACAATCTTTAGCAAGTTTTTGAGCATATATATTCATAATTCCCTGTTGAATTTTATCCAAATCACTTGCCATTTGTACCATATCAATAGCATTCCCTTGTATAGAGCAAAGTGGCTTATGAATCATAAGGAATGCATTACTTGGCATTATAATTTCATCACCAACCATAGCAATTACACTCGCTATAGAACCTGCAACCCCATCTATATATACCGTCTTTTTGCATTTACTTCTTTTTAACATATTATATATAGAAATACCTGCAAAGACAGAACCACCACAACTATTTATATAAATATCAAGTGGTTTATTCTCATCAATTTCATTCAGAACATCTTGAATATCCTGTGGACAAATATCAGAACTTGTCATTTTCATACTTCCATCTGAAACTATATCTCCATAGAAATATAATTCTTGGTTACTTGTATCTGTACTATTTTTAAACTGTATACACTTATTTTTTAACAATATTATCACCTCCCTCGGCAACATTAGGTAATTGTTTATTAT